CTTTTGAGCCATCTTTTTATCAGCGTAAGCTGCGAATGCAGGTTTGATGGGTTTCGGTCCTTTTCCATATGCAACAAGATATGCTTCATCAACTGGTCCTTCATCATCACCTTCATCATCAGCATATGTTCTAAATGTTCTATCTATATTTTCAGATGTTTTTTCTTCTGAATCTAAGTAGTGATATGCTTTTGATACATAATCTCTTGCTAATGTAAGTTTTGATTGCCACCAATTAGGAAAATCAACTTCACCCTCCATATCATCATACTTATCTAATTTATCCATCAGTTTTTTACCATACTCCATTATTTCTAATGCAGTTGATTTTAACATATTTGGTTCATCATCTTGATGTCCTACATCAGTATCTTCATCTATTCCTTTTGGGAATTTTGTTTTTTTAGCTAATTGTAAAAGTTTTTTTACATCTGATGGATTGTTTCTATTAAACTTATCAGCGTTTTTCTTATCTTTGAATATAGCAGAAACCATTTTATTACCATCACGAATCATAATGATAATACCTTTGTTACCGAAAAATCTTTCTGCTTCTACTTTTGCCATTTGTTATCCTTTTTTCCAACCACCACCAGCGGCTTTATACTTTTTAGCAGCCCATCCGTTGGCGTAAGCTGAAGGATAAACATCAAACTTCTTTTTAGCTTGCGCTTTGTAGTATGCCCATTTTGAAGGATTTGTTGGAACATTCTTTTCAATTAATGGTGTAACTTTATTTCCAAATTCTTCTAAGGTATTTATTTCACCAATAGTATCTTTGTACATTTTTACAAGCATATCATCAGCTTTTTTTCCAGTTTTAACAAATTGAGTTCCAAAATCTTTTCTAAACATTTTTACAAAATCGTTTGAATCCTTAGCTCTTTTTGCCATCATATGAATTTTTTTCATCATACCTTCTTTAATTTTCTTCTTACCCTTTTTACCTTTAGCTTTATATCCACTAGCGAATGCAGCTCTTCTTTGGGAATCGGATGCGAATCCATCTAAAATATAATCACCATCTCTATGCTGAGAAATACCATCCATACCTTTTAACATATCAGCAGTCAACTCAACTCCCATCTCTTTAGCTTTGTCTTGTAAATCTTTAAATCCAGCAGCTCCACCTTCATCCGATAATTTATCTTTAAGAGCTTGTAGTAATTCTTCTGATTCTTCTTTAATTGTAGTAGTTATAGAACCATCAGCGTTTCTATTAGAAACTTTTACTGCTTCTTCATTTACTGATTTATCACCACATCCACCTGGAGTAGTTCCTTTACAACCACATCCACAATCACCTTTGGATTCTTTGATACCTAATCTTTGTTTCATTTCATCTTCTGAAATCTCTCCGATTTTGTAGTATCTTGAAAGTATGTTACCCATATCTTCATATAGTCCGTTTAATCTTTGGTCTAAGTTTCTTGCTTCCTTAGCAACTTTATCAAATTGAGTACCTAATTTATTTAGTTCACTCATATTTCTTTTTATCGTATGTTTATCAAACCAATCATCAGCTTCTCTTAGAGCAAGTTCTCTAGCAGCTTCTGTAATACCACCCAAAGTTTCAGCAACTTCAATGATATCAGATTTTCTATCCATTGATTCTTGATATTTGTTGTATGTAGAAACGATTTCTAAGAAGTGTTTTTTAACTTCGTTAGATAATCCCCTATCTTCTGATTCTTTAAGTATATCTCTTAGTCTCATATTCTCTCCTTATTTAATCTTTTTACCTCTCTTAATATCTCTTTGTAAATCCATAAGAGCGTTAATTTGGTCTTGTATTGCAGATGCTAAATCTACATTTCTATATTTAGCTTGTTTTCTAACTGCTAACATAGCTATTCTTTTTTCTTCGGTAGAAGGTCCTTCATTAACATTTTCTGGCTTTTCGTGAACATAACCCATCTTATCCATTCTTACATGGTCTTCATACTTATTTGCCATATAACCTTTACCAGTTTTTGGGTCATACATCATATGTGGTTTAAAATCCTCTTTACCTTCATTCAATATGTTTTTTAATTTTATCATTTTCCCCACTCCATTTTTGTTAATCTCATTGTAGATTCATTCTTCTCATCAAAGATTGATTGTATTTTTGCTGCTAATTTATGTGAACCATTCATTTTCAAATCAAATGCAATTGCATCTACTGCTGTTTCACCTTCCCAACTGGCTTCATTACTTGCCATATGTGCTACTTTATCAATATCATCATCAGTATCATAAAATTCAGAACCATATACACTACTCTTTCTCCACTCATCATATTCGGGTGACATGATATTTGGCATATTAGGGTCTTTTTTTGGGTCTTTAGCGAAATCAGGATTATCTTCTAATACTGCAATTAGTTTTCTTGCTTCAGAATGAAAGTTTGAATCAGTTAGTGCTTCTACTGCTGCTTTACTCATTTTACTTTCGTATTCTTCTTTACCTAATTTTTGTGGAGTGATACCTAATTCTTGTGTTGTCTCACGAACCGCTTTGTTTACTTCAGGTTTACCAGGTCTACTATTAGCAGAATCTTTTGATGGTTCATTTTTCTTTTTCTCTATATGTTTTTTGATTGTGTCTATAAATTTTTGACTATATTCACCATCTTGTCTTTGTTGCCCACTTAAACCTCTCGTTGCCATTTTATCTACAACTTGTGGACTTGATTTCTTAATTAAATCATTGATAACTTTTTGTTCTTCTTTAGTTGTTACCCAACCAAATGTTTGTTGATACCAATCATCATTAAATCTGTCTCCTTTTAATCCTAATTCCTTCGGTACTACTATTCGATTTTTTTCATCTCTTGGAGCTTTTTCAGATGAATCAGATTTGGGTTCTGATTTAGGTGTATCTTTATCTTTTTCTGGCCCTGCAACTTCGCCACTATCAATTTTTTTTAAGTGTATTCTTGCCATTTTAGAAACATGCCTAACATCAGAGCCACCTAATTTTTCCAATTGTTCTCTATCTAATTTATCAATCAATGACTTTTTTAATTTTTCTTTAGCACCTGGCATTATAATTCTTACTTGACTATATTTATCTTTTAAATTATCAATAAAATCATCTGTTAGATTAATTGGTTCATCCTTTGTAGGTTCTGATTTAGGTGTATCTTCTGCTCCACCTTTAAGTTTTTGTGCTAACTCTTTAGCGTATGCCATAGCATCTGCATCATTATCGAATGCTTTATAAGTATCACCAGGGTCAAAACCATCCTCATTAGCTAATGCTACCGAAAATGGTTTTCCAGATATTTCATCATTACCAATTTGAAGAGTATCTGTTGAATCAGGTATATTATATTCAATTGCACCATTGGCATTTATATCCATACTCCCATCCAATCCTAATTCTTTATTTAGGTATTTTTCTACTTCCATACCTGTATCAAAACTCATTCCCTCATAATCACCCATATCATCAGTATCTATACTTAATTTAGGAGTATCTGATTTTTTATCTTTTTTAGGTGCTTCTTTATCCTTTTTAGGTTTATCAAAGATATTCACTTTAGGAGTATCTTTATCGGCAGAAGAATCACCTCCCTTCGCTGCCTTGTCCCCAGTTGGAACATATTTACCACTATCATCTTTTGTAAATGTAGGAGCATTTTCATCATCCTCTTTACCCTTTTGTTTATATCTACCAAAACCGATAGATACATATTTGTCATCTTCGGCTTCACCCAACCATTGAGGTCTTAAATCTATTAATCCACCTAATTTTATCATGATAATTCCGTTATTATTTCTCTTATTAAATCGTGTGCTTTACAATAGTTACCACAAACTTCATCAACTTTAATTTGTTTTGATTCGTTCATTGGAGTCATAAATGCACCATGTGTAGACGGGTTGGATACAAAATCCCAACCTATTAATTCAAAATCATCACCAACTGTTACTCCACCACCATTTCTTGGTTCTACTGAACCCATACCTCTTGATGATATACCTAAAAGGATACCAGCCTTTAACAATTCTTTAAGAATATTACCTGATGGTGTTGGTAGTATTTCAACTGTACCCATCAAATCATCACCATCCCAATGTATTTCTCTTACATTGTGTGATACATTCTTTAAATTTATTACAGAAGATTCTGGATGGTCTAACTCACCCAATGCTCTTCTTTCTTTAATGAGAGTTTCATACTTCTTAGCTTCTCTCATTAGAATTTCTTTAGGATATACTCTTTCGTTTTGATTAGGTGCACCAGCTCTTTGTAGAATACCTTTAACAATAGTTCTACCAGATGAATCTTCATTCACTCTACCTTCGAATAACGATGTTTCTATAAGTAAATTTTTCATTATGCTCCCCAACTTCTACGCTTTTTAAATAATTCAAAAAATATAGCTGAAACCTCTTGTCTGATAATCTTACGAATCTTATCTTCATCTTCGTTAGTTACCTCTTCATTAATAATAGAAATACCATCATACTTATGGATTAGTATTTCTTCCTTAACAATTTGTTTCAACCTTTTAATTTTCATTTTTTAACTTTCTTTTTTTTCGCCTTTGCCCTTCCAAGCAGAATCGATTTTGTTAAAAAATGCCTTTTTTTCATCATCAGACATTTGAGGAATTGATTTTCCACTTTTCTTTAATGCTTTTGCGAAAAATTTCTGATATTCAGTTTCTTCTCTCAATACATCTTTGATGATTTCTTTTAATCTTTCTTTTGTTATTTTCATTGGTCTAACTCCTTTATACTATTAACTATATTAATTAACCTTTCCTTTATCTTATAAATATGAGTATTTGTTCTTTTCCAATACTTGTCTTTGTTCAATTCATTCATTGAACGAATTTTGTTGTACCATCTAAAAAACATCTCAACTTCGGCTAATTGATATTTTAATTCCTTTAATCCTAAAGCTAACTTTTGATTTGGAGTTCTACTTTCATCATTTTTTAACTCTAACCATCTATTTACAGGTCTTTTTGGTTTTCTACCTTCACCAACAATAGTGTAACCCATTTGAGTGGCTGTTTTTTTCCTCTTTTCTTTATCTTTTTTGGATTTTTTGTTCAGGAAAGCGTAAGGAGTATCGAAACCATCAATATTTGCGGTTGTTGTGATTTCATCTAACTCCTCATCCATCTCTTGGACAAGTTTACGAATGTATTCTTTAATTTTTGTTTCTAACATTTTTTATTTCGCTAATCAATTCGTATGCTATCATCATAGCAGAAACCTGATTGTCTGAAACTACCCTACCAATTTTTGTTTTTCTCAAAACATTGATAGTTTCTTTTAACTTTATTTTCGTAACCTTATCTTTGACCTCTTTATGTTGTTTTACCAACTGAGTAACCACTTCTTTGAGTTGTTGAGTATAGTATTCTGTAAATTTGGAAGTATTACTTACATTGTTAATATAATTTTTTAACAATGATTTTTGAGATTCATTTAATTTTTGATGTTTTTTGTTGAAAGTTTCTAACAATACTTTATATGTTAAGAATCTTTCTTCTTTATTTTGAGTTTTAAACTCAGAAATTGTTTTATCTTCAATAAGTTGTGCTTTGTTTTCTAATTCACCACCTATTAAACCTTCTACGATAGTATATTTTGAGTTAAATATATCTTTGACATCGTAATTTTCTTTACTTTGTGATTCAAATATCTTATATATTGATGCCATCACCTTATAATTTGTAATCGGTGATGATAAAAATTGGTTAATATCAAAAGATTCTTGAATTTTCTTAACTAAATTGTATTTTTCTTTAGTTAATCTTTTTACATTAATTCTTTTTCTAGCTTCTAAAATAGTATCAATGAATTTTTCTGCTCTACCTTCTGATTTATACTTTTCCTCAGATAGCATTTGATACAACCTTAGCTCTTTACCTAGTTCGGTTTTATTATTATAAAATTCTTTAAGAATTTGTTGTGCGTTTTCGTTTTTATCACCATTTAAGACTTCAAAAGTTATCTGTCTGACAAGTAATTCAAACAAAATTCCAGTGTTCTTAAACTTACTATGTTTAATTTTTTTCATTTTACTTCCTAATTTGATAGAATACTAAATCTCTAATATAAATATAAAAATATTTATTAAAGAGAATTATTCCTCCATAATGTTACTCTCATCCAACATATCTGTTTCTTTAAGAAACTTTCGTTTTGATGAAACACCGTTAACTATACTCTTAATTTTATCGGGTGATAACCTTGTCTCCTTCTTTAACGCATTTTTGCGTTCTTCATCTCCAAGAGGGTCTCTACCATAAGGATGTTTATCTTTCTTATAAGTATTACCTTCTCTTGGTCTACCACCTTTATTTTTCAATTCATTTTTTAGATTTTCTAAAGATTCTTCAACATCTTCTGGCTCTTCATCTTCTTTAGCTGGGTCTGAACCATCATCTTCAATTGAACGGAATCTAAATCTATCTTTTAAATCTTCAATCATTGTTTCTCTTTGTTTATCAGATTCACCTCTACTTAGTTTAAAGATATTATCATAAACCCACTCTTTAGATAACATATTTAATCCTTGTATATCTTGTGCTAATCTTACTTTTTCATTCCAAAGATTTAATTTTTCTTGCTCATATATAAATGATGGATTAACTAATCCTAATTCAAAGTTAGTTAAATCTGCATCTTGAATACCTTGTGAGTATAAATGAACTATAGCTATTTTAGTTAATTCTGATATTACGATTCTTTGAATTCTTTCAATAGTTCTTGCGAATCTAACATCCTCAGCTGCTAAAGTTGCCTTACCATTAACCTGCTCCTCATATCCTAAATAAGCTTTTGGTATTTTAAGAGCTGCAAATAGTTTATTTTTAAGATAGTCTATATCTTCAATGTTACTAAACTCTAAACCTGATAGGTTTTCAATGTTAGTACCACTATCACCACCTCTAACTGGTAAGTAAAAATCTTCTGTAAGGTTTTGTATGTTATATTTTAGGTTGTAATCACCTGTATTTTGGTCAACAAAAGGAATCTTCTTCATTTTGTTGATGATTCTTTGCATATAGTTATCCACTTCGTTTGGTGGGATGTTACCTATATCGATTTTGAACACTCTCTTTTCGGGTGCTCTCATAATTCTATGAATTAACATAGCATCTTCCATAAGAGATAATTGTTTCCACAACCTTCTACCATTTTCAATCATTGATTTACCATATGGTAAGAAGTTTGTATCAGCTAATAATCTAAAGTGTGCTACTTCATAGTTTTCATAATCAACCTTACCCAATGCGTCATCCTCTACATGAAACTTTACATAGTTTGGATTGTTAGGGTCTGTATTTTCTAATCTTTCTGTATTGTAAACAGATAATGGAGATACATTTACTATACCTTTACCCTCAGCCATTTCTAATGCTAAGAAGAAATCTCCATATTTACACATATTCCTAACCCAAGGCCAAAGATTAAATTCAATATTTAATACATCGTAAAATAAGTTGTTTAATATTTGTTGTACTTGTTCATTTGTTGAACGAATTGTTAGAATATCACCATATTCGTTTTTAAGTGTTGATTCATCAGAATATATATCTAACGCTGATGCTAATATTGGGTCATTATCCATTCCATCATAATCTCTGAATAATTCCCTACGAACTTGTTGATACGCTAATGATTGTGCTGCGCCTGATTGTTCGTAAAATCCTTTTTGTAATTTTGTATATCGGTCTCTTAGATGAGATAAGTTTGTTTTTTGTCTCTCATCGACATCAGAAACTTTTCTTCTACCCTTAGCATCGACTCTAACGATTGCTTGTGTAGAGAATAGTTTTCTTAATCTACCGAAAAATGAAGTATCTGCCATTTTGTTTTAATTTAATTATATAACCTTTATTACCAAGCTCTACAACTCCAATATCTAGCCTTATGTCTTGGGCCTGGATTATCACAGTTGTGTCTTGCTCTGAATGCTTTTCTTCTCGATGGTATATCCTTTTGGATTTGCATTGTTTTCTGACCTGCCTTCTTTGCAGATGAACCACCATGTCC